GGGGCTCACCGTTGCGCTCGAAAGTGACCGTCGCATCGGCGTGAAGGTCCAGACCACCGAGCAAGCCTTCCCCGGCGCCGCGGCTCTGGCCGCGCAGTCCAGTTAAGCGATAACAGCGAGGATTTACGATGTTTGAATGGATTAGTGAGGGCAAGGCGCTGCCGCCGATCGCGCAGAAGGTCTTTCTCGCGGTGCCGCGCCAGCATGACAAGTTCTGGGACATCTACGTCGCGCAGTTGCTTGTCCGCTATGAGGGCGTGTCACCCAAGCCAATCGTCGCAGGCGAACGGTGGCCGACCGAATACTGGTGGAGCACCACGCGAGACAGTCAAGGCACCGTACTGCTGACGGGCAATAGCTGGTGGGCTTCCTTCCGCGACATCCCTCTGCCGCCCGGCGCGCAGCACGCGACGGATCGCGAGTTCAATTACATCGCTCGCAAGCTCGCGCCGGCTCCGTTCGAGATCAAGCCGAACCCAACCCACACCGCGGACCTCGAAGCTGCGGCCAAGATCAAGACCGCAGCCGAGGCTCTGGCCGCCGCCATGACTGAGGGCTACGCGGTCGGGCTCGTCACCGAGTTCAGGGGCTTCGGCCTGGATGAGGAGAAGGGCGTCTATAGCTGCACCAACCTGAAGGTCCGCAAGGAAGTGCTGGTTGACAGCACCGAGGAGTAGGGCTATAAAGCCCACGATCGCCCGCTAGGGCATAACACACAAGGAAGGAGAAATCCTATGAGTGACACACAGAACCAGGGGCTTTACAGCCTTACCGTCCCGGTCCCCATGTACCACCCCAATCTGCACGAGGCTCGTGCGTTCGGGAAGAAGGGCAAGGAGAGCGGCACCCCGAAGTTCAGCGCGAACTTTGCCTTTGAGCCCGACAGTGAAGACCTCAAAGCGATGAAGGCAATCGCCGGCAAGATCGCTCGCGCGAAGTGGCCGGAGCGTCCGTTTTCCGAACTTCAGTTCCCCTTCACGGACGGCAACAAGCTGGTCGAGAAGGCGAAGAAGGCCGGAAAGGACGGCAGCTACAACGCCGGCAAGGTGATCGTGGCGGCACGCTCGAAGTATGAGCCGCGTCTCTCCGGCATCGAGAACGGTAAGCCAGTGGACTACGAGGGTGACGCGCGCAAGGCGGCCAAGACCAAGTTCTATTTTGGGGTCGAAGTGCTGGCGCAACTCAACTTCGTCGCCTACGATGGCGTCGGTAACAACCCCGATGGTGTCACCGCCTACCTGAACATGGTCTTCACGACCAACAAGGGCAAGCGCGTGGCCGGCGGGGCGTCCGCGGCCGAGGTCTTCAAGGGCTACGTGGGAACCTCATCGACGGTCGATCCGACCGGCGGCGCTGGCAAGCCCGGACTGGATGACGAGATACCTTTCTAGGGCCACAGTGCCGTTCGATCCGTCCGTGAGCACACGGGGCTAGGAAGGTAAGGGTTCGATCGGTATGCAGCGCCAGAAGGTCAACCCAGGGTCACCGCCGCACTCCTCCAGGGTCGGCGGTGACCCAAAGCCTCGCCACTTCGAGGGCGTGATGTTCGTGCCCGGCCAGGGCTACTTGCCAGACCACGAGGGGACTGATGCCGCTCGATATGAAGTACGTGGTCGGGGATTTCGAGACCGCGAGCCCAGTGGACCTCAAGAAGGCGGGCGCGGCGCGGTACGCTGAAGACCCCTGCACCGAAGTCATCTGCTTCGGCTTCAATCGCGTCGGCTCCAATCACCCCGCGTCCGTGTGGACGCCTGCGGATGGGATGGACAGTGAGATCGGCCAGAAGCTTCTCGCCCTGGTGACCGACGACAGCGTGGTGTGGATCGCGCATAACGCCTTCTTCGAGAAAATGATCTGGCGCAAGGTCATGGTCGAGGTCTATGGCTGGCCCGACATCCCCGATCACCGTTGGCACGACACGATGGCGGTCTGCGCGATGAAAGCGCTACCGCAGGACTTGGATCGCGCCTCGCTCGTGCTGCGCCTGGGTATCCAGAAAGACAAAGAGGGCTCCGCGCTGGCGAAGTCTCTCTCGAAGCCGAACAAGAAGACCGGGGAATATGATCGTTCCCCCGCCACACTCCAGCGCGTCTACACCTACTGCGGCACGGACGTGGAAGGCGAGATCGAGATGCACCAGCGGATTGGCTGGCTCCCCGCGGGCGAGCGCCGGGTCTGGCTGCTTGACCAGCGGATCAATCAACGTGGCGTCAAGCTCGACATGGACTACGTGCGCGCGTGTCAGCAGATCGTGGACAAAGCGAGCGCACCTCTGGAGCGAGAGTTTGGCCAGATCACCGGGCTCAAGACCACGCAGCGCGACAAATTCATGTCCTGGTTGCGTGACGAAGGTGTGAATCTCCCCAACCTCACGAAGGAGACGCTCGATGAGCTTTTCGGATCAGAAGAAGACGACGATGCCGAGTACGACAGTGACGTGGATGTCGAACTCCCCGTTCATGCCGAACGTGCGCTCCGTATTAGACGCCTTATCGGCAGTGCCAGTATTAAAAAGCTCGCCCGTATGGAAGCGTGCGTCTGCGCTGACGGCCGGGCAAGAGGTCTGTTGCAGTATCACGGCGCAGGCCCTGGAAGATGGGCAGGGCGTCTCCTTCAACCTCAAAATTTCCCCCGTGGCTCTCTCGAACAACTCGAAGCGGGGCTAGACGACGCCGGCAAGGTGAAGAAGAAGGCTTTATCGGTTGAGCAAATCGTTAATGCTGTCTTAACCGAAGACCCGGACTACGTGCATATGGTGCTGGGTCAGCATCCGATGGACGTTGTGGTGTCCGGGCTCCGCCACGCGATCGTCGCGGAGAAGGGTCGGCGCGTGGTAGCAGGGGACTTCAACACGATCGAGCTTCGCGTCAACCTGTCGATCGCCGGCCAGGACGACAAGGTGGAGATGCTGAAGAACGGGGCGGACCCATACATCGACATGGCGCAACTCATTTACAAGCGTCCACTCAACAAGAAGGACAATCCCGAGGAGCGGCAGACTGGCAAGAACTCCGTGCTGGGGCTGGGCTTCCAGATGGGCGCACCGAAGTTTCGCACCAAGTACGCGAAGGAGCACCCGATCGAATTTGCCGAGGAGATCGTCCGCATTTTCCGCAAGGAGTGGGCGCCGAACGTGCCGCAGAACTGGTACGGTTTCGAGGGCGCCGCGGTGCGTGCAGTGTGGGATCGCAAGCCACAGGAATATGCGGGTGTCACGTACCAGCTTGAAGACGGTTGGTTGACCGCGCGCCTGCCATCCGGGCGGAAGCTCTGGTACTTCAATCCGCAACCTGTGCGCAAAGCGATGCCGTGGGATGAGACGGACGTTCGCCTCGCATGGACCTATCAAGTCCTGAAGATGGGGAAGTGGCAGACGATCGACGCCTATGGCGGCCTGCTGACGGAGAATGTCGTCCAAGCTTTGGCCCGCGACCTCATGGCTCACGCCATGTTGAAGGCTGAAGCCAACGGCATGCCTGTTATTCTCACTGTGCATGATGAGATCGTCACTGAGCCGCTGGCTGGAGACGCCGATCCGAAGGCTCTTGACCAGATCATGCGGGACGTGCCAGTATGGGCGCGTGAATTGAACATTCCCGTCGCCGCCGAGGTCTGGGTGGGAGATCGCTACAAGAAATGATCAACAGTCGGAACAAGGGCGCGGTAGGCGAGCGCGAGCTTGCCAATTTTTTGCGCGAGCACGGTTACCCGGATGCCATCCGGGGCCAGCAGCATGCTGGGGGCCTGGATAGCCCGGATGTACGGTGTCCAGGTCTTACCGAGCACTTCCATATCGAGTGCAAGCGTGTCGAGAAGGGTCAGCTTTACGACTGGCTTGCACAAGCACAACGCGACGGGGAAGGGAAGGTTCCTCTTGTCGTGCATCGTCGCAACAAAAAAGATTGGGTGGCGATCCTGCCGCTCAAAGATTTCCTCAACCTCATGCTTCTACGGGGGCCTCAATGAAAGCTCGACTGACTGATGCTGAACTCGTCAATTACTTGAAGCTCATCCGGGACGCGGGAGACAACATCTCACAAGCTGCACGGGACAACGGCCTGAACCGGGCCGCGCTCAGCATGTGGTGCAATGAAGCGCAGGCGCGCGGGCTCACCGCAGATAGCAAGGTGATGGATGAAGCTGACCGGCTCCGGGTCGAGATCGCTGCGGCCAACAAACGCATCAAGGCAATTACCAAGGAGAACGACACCGCCGAGAGCATCCGCCAGGAAATTCTTGGGCTATCCGCGCGCACGCCCGAGCCACCGAAGTGGCTGCTGAAGGATGGCAAGCCCGGCACCCGCGGCACCCCAATGACTGTCTGGTCCGATTGGCACTGGGGCGAGGTGATCCGCGCGGAGGAGGTTGGTGGCGTCAACGAGTACAACACCGAGATTGCGAAGAAGCGCGCCGAGAAGCTCGTCAACGTGACGATCGACCTCGCCTACAACCACATGGGTCGTGCCAAGGCGGAATACCCCGGCGTCGTGATCTGCCTGGGCGGAGACATGATCGGTGGCGACATCCACGAGGAGCTTGCGAAAACCAACGATCGCACGCCGCAGCAGGCAATCAATGATCTGACTGACGTGCTGGCCGCCGGCATCGAGACGATGGCGACGAAGTTCGGCAAAGCGTTCCTCCCCTGCGTCGTCGGCAACCACGGCCGGAGCACGAAGAAGCTCCAGATGAAGCAGCGCGTGTGGACCTCCTACGAGTGGGTGATCTACTGCAATCTGGAACGACACTTCCGGGCCAGCAAGCACATCCAGTTCATGATCCCGCCGGAGAGTGATGCCTTCTTCCAGGTCTACGGCCACCGCTACCTCCTGACCCACGGTGACAGCCTGGGCGTCAAAGGCGGCGATGGCATCATCGGCGCGATCGGTCCGATCATGCGTGGCTCGATGAAGGTCCATCGCTCCGAAGCGCAGATCGGCCGGGACTTCGACACGCTGCTGTGCTGCCACTGGCACCAATACCTGACGCTGCCGGGGCTCATCGTGAACAACAGCTTCAAGGGTTATGATGAATACGCGCGTCTTGCACTGCGGGCGCCGTACAGCCGACCGAGCCAAGCGCTTTGGTTCGATCATCCCGAGCACGGTATCACCGCTACGTGGCCGGTGTACCTGGAGCCGCTGCGCACTGCCGCGCGCTCCGCTTGGGTCGAGTTCTAGCCACAGTCGGAGGGAAAGCATGTTGCGACACGTCTACCTCGCCGGCCCGATCCTGGGCTGCACAGCGGGGGAAGCCAACGATTGGCGTCAATACGTCGATCGCCGGCTCGACGCAGGATCGGACGGACGCATTCGTGGCGTCTCTCCCCTGCGCTGCGAACCCCTGCACGGGGAGCGCTACACCGCGGAGTACTCGGACCCACGGTTCGGCACACCCCGCGCCATCGCGGCCAAGAACAAGTTCGATGTCCACAACTGCGACATCACCTTGGCCTATCTGCCGAAGGAGATGGGTGCGAACCTGTCGATCGGCACCCTGGGCGAAATCTTCTGGGCGGACATGGCGGGGAAGCAAGTCATCCTCGTCAGCGATCACCCGAAGATCATCGCTCATCCAGTCCTGGACGCCGCCGTGGACTGGAAGCTGACCACGCTCGATGAAGCGATCGACGTGATCCTGGGCGTCCTTGGCGGCTACACTGGAGGCAAAAATGTTTAACGCCAAGAGCAACCGGGACTGCATGGCAGCGCGCGGACCGGACCCTGACCTCATCGCCTGCACCTACCCGAAATGCACCTGTGGCCCGAAGCTCAACACCGAGCCCGGTGGCATCACCTACGTGGACCAGCCACTCCGGCTGCTGTCCACGCTCTCTAGTGCCGAGCGCAAGCAGTACCCGATGGCGACGGGGCTCCTGGACTACTTCCCGGACGCGCTCGCGCTCGTGTCCCATATCTCCTACCGGGGCAATGAGAAGCACAACCCCGGTCAGCCGCTCCACTGGTCGCGCGGCAAGTCGGCCGACCACGACGACTGCGTGATCCGTCACATGGTCGAGCGCGGCGGGCTGGACGGGGATGGCGTCGAGCATCTGGCCGAGGCGGCATGGCGGGCTCTGGCTGCGCTCCAGGAGCACTTGGAGAAGAAGCACGGGCTCAGCTTGCCGCGAGGCGCCAAAGCTCCCGAGTAGTGTTCAGCCGGCAGTCGAGGGCTACTGAACCGCACCGCCGGGGCCAGTCTCCGGCGGTTTCGTTTTGAAGTGTTGATACCAGCGGTACAGCTTCTCCCCGATCAACATGGCGTAGTAGACGATCGGCAGGAGCACTGCGATCGTCGGGAGCCAGCCGACCACAGCACTCAGCAGCGTGGTGATGGCTGCGGCGTCGGCGGCGCGGTGAACGGGGGCTTGATCCAGCATGATGCACCTCAGAATTTGCTGCGGGCCGGATCACGCCAGCCGCGACTCGACATAGCACCCGAGGTGGTGGCGGCTTCCGCTCTCCAACGAACGCGACCGCTGGTGTCCGTTCGCACACCGTTGAAATTTCCGGCAACCTGGGCCAAGCCAGTGCTGTCCGCGCCGTTCGACATATTGATGAGAGGAACCGCGGTCGTGGACGGCCCTGCATTAGTCTGGTCTGGCGAGGAGACCCAGACGCGGACGGTGTTGCTACTCCGACTGACATAGGCGCTGACGTGCGCCCAGATTTTCCGACCCAGAGGCACAGCGACCGCGACCAAGGTTTCTGACGCGGTTGGGGCCGTCGAGGTAGCGAGAACTTCCGATGCGAGCATGAACTCGTCATTGACTTGGACGAACGGACGGATCACTGCCGAGCCATCTGATAGCACCGCGCCCAGGAGTTGTTTCTTGGTCCAGCCGGCGGGCATCGTCGGACTGGTGGCGGACTGGGAATAGAGAACATCAAAAGCGTCCACGGTCGGAGTGCCGGAGATCACGAAAGCGGCCACGTCCGAACCCGTGTTAGCCCACGAGACTGTGGTAGCAGTGACCGCGGTGATCACGTCTCCTAGGAAAGTGCTGTTGAACTCGTCCGAGATGCCACGCACCACGATTGTGGCTCCGACCCCGAGCCCATGCGCCGCGCCGAAATTGAGTGTGGCTACATTGGATGTGCGCGACACTTGAAGTGGCACGGCGGCCAGTTTACCGATGAGGAAGGCGTTCCACGTCTGGTTGTTGCCTTTCGTCCCTGTGTCACAGGCGCCGGCCGGAGAGCCGGTGGCGGCGCCACCAGAGGCCCAAGCCACGTCAAGCTGTTTGAACAGAGACGCAGCGAGCCGCAGATTGGTAGTATCGTCATCAGACCGGCAGCGACCCTTGGTCGTTTCCATATCATTGCTGGCATCGGTCACGCTGTTCTTGAGGTGAAGGTTCGGCGCCGCCTCAGTTCCCACATAGGGCAACGCCGCTTCCTCTACTTCCTCTGTAGTCGAGCCGCGCGGGTTCAGGAGTTCCCAACGTGTGTTCGCCAGATTGTACCGCACTAGCATTTCGGCCAGAGCGCCAGGGATGTCGCCCGGCACCAGAGCCTGCCCGCCGTCCTTGACGATCGTGCGAGCGCCCAAGCCTTGCGCGTTGAAGGTCGGGGTGGTCGTGGCGTTGGCCGCGGTGGCGCGGAAGCCCACGATGAGCCCGTCTGTCAGGGCTTCGATCTCAGGATCATAGGTCGCGGTGATGATGTCGGCCGTGCCCGCGGCAATCGCCCAGGAGACTTCCGGCAACGTGGTGCTGGGGGTGGGCTGGTCACGCAGCCCTTCCACGGTAACAATCGGCATTGATTTGGCTCCCGTTTGAGCAACAAAATTACTCTACCCGGAACCAGTTGTCAACGCCGAGGTGCGGTCTTCCGCAGTTCCCGGATGGTCACAACCCCTTGTTTCGCCTCAAGGAACATCATCGTGTAGATGCCGTCCGTGAACTTTTGTTTCTCGGCGTCGGACATATTGCTGCGGTAGATCGCCTGGATCGCGGTACGCTGCTGGCGCAGGGCTTCCTCCGTGGCTTGGAGACTGGTGGTCGCTCGCCACGTCGCGGCATCCTCGATCTCCCGCGGGTCTTGGCGCTCCAGCGCGAGCTTCAGATCGCTACGGCCAGCTTTCAACTCCTTCATCGCCTCATAGAACTCGTCCAGCTTGGCGCCGGCACCGGGGCTGCGCGCAAAGAAGGAGCCCACGAAGAAGTTGTCGGCCGCCTCCTTCGGCTTATGTGGCGGCTTGATCCCGCTGTTTTCCTCGATCGCTTTGAGAAGTTTGTAGGGCAACGTGCCGGCCCACTCTCGCACGTAGTTGTCGAGGAAGATCGGGCTCACGTCTACGCGAGTGAGGTCAGTGTTCATCGGTCCGAGCAACCTCGACACCGCCTTCGCGGTCTCGGTGGTGTCGGGGAGGTACTGCATGGAGCCGGTAGCGTCCTTCATCCGCTCCGGCACGACCGGGCGGCCCGTGAGTGCGTCACGGTTGAAGGTGTGTTCCACGATCGGTACACCAATCACGGGGGTGACGGGCGGGAGCACCTGGGTCTCGACAGTTGGCCATAGCGTCTTGACCGTATCGCGCGCCCATTCCTTGAACGCCTTCGGGTCTTCCTGGGCCAGCCAATCGAGGAAGCGCTCCGGCACCGTCTTGAACAGGAAGCTGCCAGGGCCGGGCGGGGTAGCGATCCGCACGCGCGTGCCGTTGATCGGCGGGAGCACCCAGGCGGTGTCACGCTGCCATTGCGGGAGGTTGCTCCAGCGATCCTTCTCCGGGAGGTCTTGATCTGCGAGCCAGTTGAGCGCGTAGGTCATCATGGTCGGTGCAGTGAGCGTTGCCACACCGAGCGCTGCCGTGGTCACCGGACGATCCTTCATCGCCTGCGCGAACTGCTGCGGGTCTTTGAAGCCCGTGGGCATGAACGTCACCATGCGCGCCCACTTGTTCACCCACTGCACCGCAAACGGCTCCGCGTAGTCGAGATACGCCTTGCGGCTCAGCATCGCCGCCTTGAACGGATCGGTGCCGCCTTCCTCACCGATCTTGTAGTTGCCCAAGCGCGCGGAGGCGTCGAGCCACCGGCCCATCTGGCGGAAGGCTTCGATCGGGTGCGTGACCGTGTTGTACAGAAGATTGTTGGTGCCCGCGTTCTCGAAGATTTGGTTCACATCCTTTTCGAGGTAGCGATTGTTCATGTCGAGTATCGACGCGCCGGCACCGCCATTGCGCCACCAGCGCATGAAGGCTTCATCGCGCTTCCACAGCGACATCGCACCCTTCACCACGTCACGATACGGGATCGCACTGCCCTGCTCCCCGAAGATCGGGGTCGTGAACTGGCCGTAGGTCAGCGTGCGCAGCGGGAAGCTGGGGTCGGTCGTGATGCCTTGCCGCTGGAGGTCCGCGAACTTGGTCATGAGGTTGGCGATCTCGGGCGCGTCCCCAGCGAACATGGACCGCATCAGCTTGGCGAGGTTCGGATCAGTCGCGCGCCAGATTTCCAGCTTTCCCTCCCGGAAGTAGGGGAAGTCGTTCGGGCCTGCGTGACGATTGAAGCGCTCCATCGCGAGGAACGGGCGGAGCCCTTCCTCATACTGCTTCGGCACAGGACGCCCGTTCTCGTCCAGCACCTCGCCGCGGCCCGCCTTGCCGCTACGGCCAAAGCCATCATCTTCCACCTTGTAGAAGGGGATGTCCTTGCCATCTTCAATCTGCTTCGGTTGCCGGCGGCGCCAATCCTCGATGCGGCCGATCACGTCACCCACCGCACGGTTGCGATCAGCCATCGCGACGATCGTGTGGAGGTTGTCCACGTCCGTGGTCATGGGGTCAATGATCAGGCGATCCGAGCCCTCCATCCGTCGCAGCGGCTGGCCCGGCCGGAAGCTGTTGCGCCCCGGCGTGTAGCCCGGCGGATTGTACTCCGGGTCGATCACGCGGCGCATGACGATGTGTTCGCGGTTCAACTCCTTCATCGCCCGGCCGGTCTCCAGCGAGTAGAGCCCGCTGTCGATCGCGTAGTTGATCGTGTAGTCCTTCACTTCACGCATGATTGCCGCGCCGCGGGCGTACTTCTTCTCGACACCCGGCTGCATGAGGTAGCGCTGGGCGACCTCCAGATCGACGCCCGTGTCGATGCCTTGCCCCGCTTTCTCGACGGTGCGCTTCGCGAGCCGGTACGCCTGGAAGCCCAGCAGCGTGCCGCCATCTTCCTTCACCGCTTTGAACGACGCGACGAAGCTGGCGTCGGTCGTGTGCTGCCGAGTGAGCGGATCGACCGTGCCTTGGCGCAGGAAGTATTGCGCCGTGTCGCGTGACGTGTAGGTCTGGCGCATCATGTCTTCCACGCCCACCTGACCCGGCTTGAGGTCCATCATCTTGTCGATGGAGCGCGCCGGGGTCAGTTGCATGTCGAAGGTGCCGAGGAGCTTCTTCGGGTTCAGCCAGTCGGGCAGAACCTTGGACTTCACCTCCGGTGCGACGATCGTATTGATCCGCTCCGCAAGCTCATCCTCGCCCAACTTCGCGAGGCTCTGGTCTTCCACCTTCTTCGGGCCTTTACCAGGGCCAAAAAACTCGGGGCCGTAGGGTCCAGGAACGCCACCGGGCGGCGGAGGGGGAGGCGGCTGGCGCCCACCCACGTTGCCACCGCCGGTCTGTGCTTCTGGCCCAGCGTCCGTCTCAGTCCACTCCCATTTCCCATCCGCTCCGCGTTTGACCGGCAGCGCCTTCTCGATCGTGTCGATGATGGGCTTCAAGCGCCGGCCATAGAACGCGGAGAAAACTGGCATGTCCTTACGCACAGTCGGATCGTACATCCATAGAGCAATGGCGTCCGCCAAAGCCTCAAAAGGTTTCGAGCGATACTGAGGGTTTTCCTTCCACAGCTTCGGAGCAAATTTTTGGGATGCCTCGATCAGTTCCTTTTTGAGCGCAGGGTCAAGGAAAGCGTCCGTGTAGCTCGCAAGCGGGTATCCTTCGCGTTCGCGCAAGATACTGTCGATCGCGTGTCCAAGCTCGTGGTAGATGACTTGCTTATTGTTGAGCCCGTACCACCGCTGCGTCAACACATCGGTGTTGTCGGGAATAAATACTCCACGCTCAACTGTCTCTGTCCTGCGACCGTTCCTAATTTCTCGTCGGATAAAATTCTGCTGATGCGGGGTTCGTGTATAATCCCCACGATGCTGTGATCCCGGCGCATCAGTCGGTTGCCCAATGGTGAACCGGACATTGAGCAACTTCCCGACCTTCTGGAGATACGTCGCCACCGCGCTGGGGTCCGGGATCACGTGCCCATCTTCAGTCACGCGAGTGGCAATGACATCTTTCCATCTCGGGTTGGTCACCCAGTTCATTGGCGATTGCGTCTCCACAGCATGCGTCAGACCGTGAGCGGGCGTCCACCCTACTGTGTCCTGAATACCAATCTGCGCCGCAACAGCCTGCGCGATGTAACCACGATCAATAACACCGCGAGCTTCTGCTGCCATGAGGTAGCGCTGGGTATCCACGGAGAGGTCTTCAAACTTCGCTCCTTGCGCGATCCAAGCACGGGTTCGCTCGACACCATCGCGGTAGGCCACGAGCGTATTGAGGGTGTCGTGCCCAAACTGCTGGCCAAGATCAGCCAGCGCGGTCCGGGTGACACCATTGCGATAAGCCGCATCCTCCAGGCCGGCGGCGTCAAAACCATATTTCGCAGCTTGTTCAGGAGTTGGCGGAAAGAGCTTCTCCGCGGTGTTTGCAAGCCAATCCGGCACCTGACGTGCGGGGCTTTGTGCTTCCGCCAGCCGCGCTTCTTGATGATCCTTCAGCACCGCGTTAAGCTCTTTAATTTTGGTCTCGTGCGCCTCTAGCGCGTCGAAAGCCTTGGTCGCTTCAGGAGAGGTCTTCCCAAATTTCTCCACCGCAGCATCCCGCGCTTCACGCAGAGGGCCTTGTTCCTTCTCCAACGACTGCAACTCACGGACGATGGTTTTCTCTTTCTCCACCCGAGCGATGAGTTGGTCCACGGATTGAGGCTTGTTCGCCGCCTCCTCCGTGTCGCGGTTCACAGTCGGCTTGTAGGTATGGTAGGGCTCCGGCTCGCCACCCATCTGCCGGGCGCGCTCCTCGAACGCAGGCGTGGCACGGCGTCCGTCCGCGTCCCGCGGTGCCATGATCTCCTGCTTGAGTACTGGGTCCATTTCGGCCAGAGCCGTAGCGATGTCCGGGTGAATGCCCGTGTTGGCGTAAATGTCGCGGAGGTTCGCAGCAACGCGCTCACCTTCCTTGCTCATCTTCACCACGGCGCGTTCGCCCGCGCTGTAGCTCACCTTGCCGGCGCCAGCCATCGTCAGGGCGACGATAGCACCCGCGTAGAAGTCGTCGGCAGTCGGGACGCGACCTTCTAGCGCTGCCCCGGTGACCGTGGCCGCGGGGACCGCAGCAGCGATGCCAGCGGTGGTGCCGAGCACTTGGCTCCCCGTCGCGCCCAGCACCTTGCCGCCGAGCGCAATGCCCGCCTTACCGGCCACGAAGCCGGTGGCGGTCTCCTTGGCGATCTCCCAAGTCGTGTGCGAGGCGCGGTCCCAAAGCTCATCGAACGTCCGCACGCCTTCCGGGTGATTGTATTGGTCCATCAAGACATGGCGGATCGTTGCTGGCAAGGCTGCACCACCGAGCAAGCCGCCCGCTACGGTGCCGGGGCCTGGACCCATCGTCACTGTGCCACCGGCCGCGCCACCGATCGCGCCAACCAAAGCAGCCGGTGTATCACCGAAGGCTTGGCCCAGCATGTTCGTCACGCGCATCGCCAGCGTCGGGTCTTCGGGCATGGTGACATCAGGCTTGCGCCCGCGCATCGAGAGACCAGCCGCGGAAATTTGGAGCCCTGCCGCGAAGGCGTCGGAAGCGTTCTCCGCCACCTTCTCCTTCACGGTCGGAGAGAGCGTGGACATATTGGCGCCGATCACCGCGTTCGCCTTGTCGAGGTTCGGCTCCGCCCGGTCACCCCAATACTTCCCCACGTCCGCCGCAGGCGCACCCGCGTCCATCATCTGCTGACGCATGCCGGCAACCCACGCATCCACTTCAGGCGTAGGAGCGCCCGCGTCCAGCATTTGCTGACGGAGCTTGGCACCGCTGGGCTGTTCCTCCCCGTGCGGCTGCACCATGAACTTCAGTCCCATTACTTCCCTCCCAAGCGACGGGCGAGGTCATCCATGCTCTCACCCGGTTTCCATCGGACGCTGCCCGAGCCGAACGCGGCGTCAAAGCGATCCTCGAACGAGGAGACGCCGCCGGGGCCAGGGACTGCGGAGCCCGGACCCTTCGTGCCGGAGGCCGGCGGGCGGGCGCGCTCGATCATCGCTTCCACCGCCTGCTGTGAGGTTGGTGAATACTTCGGCAGATCGCGCCAGAACGAGAACTTGCCTCCCATGTTGATCATTTCTTCGACCGGCACCTTCGTAGCGCGCAGCATCTTGAACTGCTCCGTCATGTCCTGCATGAACCGGAGATAGGCGCGATCACCCAGCGCGTCGTCACGCATGAGGGTACTCTTGGTTATCTGCGACTTCACTTTGCTGAAGAACTCGTGAAGCTGCTTCATGTCCGCCCGCTTGTTCGGGTCTTTCACGTCCGCGTTCACGTAGTCAGTCCACATGCGAGCATCGGCCGTGGAGAGCTTCTTCTTCACGCGGGCATCGAGCACTTCGGCCAAGGTCAGGGCGCGCGGGTCCGTCGCCGGCAAGTCCTTGCGCGAGAGGAAGTCATTGTAGACCGCGGGGTCACTGGTAACCTTCTCCTCCCGGTTCGCCTCGCGCTCCAGGCCCTGCCCGAACCGCACAAGGTTCTCCACCATCTTCGGACCGTGCTCCGGCTCCATCTCCGCGAGCTTCATCGCGCCTTTGAAGAAGTCCGCAGTCGGCACGAGCGTACCATCCTCGCCCACCTGGATTTGCTCCGTCAGGAGCTTCGAGGCGGACGTGTTCACAGCATCCGTGCGGCGCTGCTTCTCCGCGGTTCGCTCTGCGCTGGCCGCCGTCTTGAGGAGGTTCTCCTGCGCCTGCACGTAGTTCAGCAGTGTGGTCTTCTCCTCGCCCGTGATGTACTTGTCGAACTTGCCGCCTTCGAGCGCGGCACGGGCGCCGGCCGGGTTGGACCGCGCCATGCCCTGCACCGCCGACTGAGCCACGTTCTTCATGGCCGCGCCAACCATCGTGCTCACCGCATGTGCGGAGACGTTCGGCGCAAGGTTTGGACTGTTGCGGACAAGTTCATTGATACTGTCGGTCAGCATCTTCTCCACGAACTTGAAGCTCGATGGGTCATTCGACACCATGTTCGTGTAGTTGTTCTCCATGTTGCGGACGTTCTGCGTCACGGCAAAGCCGGCGCGCGTGGCTGTATCCGCCACCGTCTTGGTAATGAAGTGCTCACGAAGCTCGTTCGCTTTCTTCTCCGCCCAGCGCCGGCCATCCTCAGTGCGGTGCCCGTTCACGAACTTCTCGATCTCAGGCTCAACATCATTCTCCAGGAATTTGCGGCCGATCGTGGTATCGTTCGGGTCGGTCTGCGCGGCGCGCTGGTTCCATGCTTGCGTGAGGTCACCGAGCTTGTTCGCGAGGAGCGCGGTGCTCGCACTGATCTCGGGCTGCACCACGTACATATCGTAATTGTGCGCAACCGCATCGCCCGCGCGAGAGATCGCGCCGCCGATCGCCGCACCAGTCGCGCGGGTCATCTCAGCAACGCGAGCACCACCGCGCTCGATGTCATTCGCCGCGGAGGCTAGAGCGCCAGTACCCCGATCAGTCAGGGTGACGGAATTGATGGGGCTTTCGTATGTCCTGATCTTCGGCATCAGAGTTTCCCGTAGTCAACCATGTAATAGCCAGTCCAGTGTGTTCGCACCGCGTCCGGGTTGGTGATCATCACTTCTTGCGCCATGACACCCTCGCGGTAGGCGGGCGCCCACGGGTTGTACTGGTCCCAGAGGTAGCGATAGCGGTACAGCGTATAGCCCTTCCACACGCCGAGACGACGCACAGCAGTCTTCAGTCGGCGGTCCGAGAAGATCGCGGCGATGCCAGCAATGGCATTGATGCCCGTGGCAATGAAGTTTCCCGTGCTCTGCTTCTTCGCCGCGGCGGCCTGCATGTCCGACACGGACGCTTGGGTTTCGTAGGCGTCCGCCTGCGCGCGGTAGCTCTTTTCCGTCACCTCGCCCTGAAGCTGGATGAGCGACTTCTGGAGTTCGCCCTGCTGTGCGCTGTCGGCCAGGATGTCGAGCGCGCTTCCGCTCTCCCTGAACCCGGAGCTTGCCACGTCCGCGCTGGTGCCGCCGAGCGCCTTGAAAATTTGCCGCTCCGCCTGGGTCTCCTGGATGTCCGTCATCTTGGCCGTGAGGTCCGCATTCTCTCGCGCAGATGCCGCGGCCTTGCGGTAGCCAGCGCCTGACATGCCGTATGCCTTCGAGAGATCAGACGCAGCGAAGCCACCGAACAAAGATTGCGCGGCGGCGCCGAAGTCACCAATGCCAGTGCGGATGCCCGCGGTCGTGATGCCAGCCATGACTATTCATCCTGCGTTTGCAGGTTCCCTCCAATTGCATTGATCGTCCCCGGATACGGGCGCGTCTGCTCCCACGCCTGCATGCCTTCGGTCGAATACTCGTCCTGCATACTATCCCGGTGGACGCCAGAAAACAAGGTGGTCAGGGGCAGGCTAACCCCCAGATTTGTCTTGAAAATCGCGGGCTTCAGCTTGCCGAAGACCGTCCCAAAGGAGACGCCCTGGGTGTTGGTAAGCTGGGCCGCGAACTTGTGGTTGCGCCGGAGCTTACCGAAACCTGGGCCGTTCGCTGCGCCTGTGTCCGCCTGCGCCACCGGCCGGAGCCGCTGTCCCTGAGAGGTGAAGGCATACCCGACCACCACGGGGATCGTCGCCATGCCCGCGTCCACAGTCACTGCCATGTCTCCGTAGTCTTCGCCTGCGATCGTCAGTGAGTTCACCTTATTCGCGGTGAACAAGCCCGAATATGGCACCTCCATGTAACCATCGCGCACAAGGAAGTCGCCACAGTCGATACCGCCCACAACGCAGGCCAGGGTCTGGCCGTTAAGCTCCCACAGTCCATGAAAACGCAGTCCGGTCACCCCACCACTGGTGTACGTCACCGCGCATGAAGGGACAATGCCCGCGTCCACGAACCAACTCGTCTCGATCGTGTCTGTCTCTTGGAACAAGGACCGCATGACCTCCACGTAGTAGCGATCAGTCGTCGGGTTGCGAGTGCAAACGGTCAGTTGCTCCAACAAGCCATCCGTGGTCGGCCCGGTGGCGATGCTGACAACCTCATGTTCACCACCATGCTCGTGGCGGTGCCAGCCGTTGAACAAAGGGGTCTGACTGGAGTACATGCTGACACGCTTGTACGTGGTGCCGATGAGTTTGCCCGAGCCCGTGCGCGCCCACACGATCGGAGCAAGCTCCTCCTGGTATGCGATCTCCTCGATCCCATCTTTAGTGAGATGCTTCGCGTACTTGGACAGATTGGGAGCGAAATATTTGTTCGTCGCGCCGTCCGACAAGAACTCCAGCAGCTTGCGCTTGTACTTCTGCACGAACACCGTGGTCAGGCCGGTACGTGCGGGCTCAATTGCCGCGCTACCGTAGCGCGTCACGCGGTCGGCTTTGATGTTGGTTGGGGTCAGGCCAGCAGTCGTGGACGCCGGGCGCACCAGCCACTCACCCGCGAGCGTGCCGGCGGACAGCCCCTCGTCCACCGGAGCCATCCAGGTAATCTGGTTGCTGTCCGAGCTATTGAACGTGTAGGTGATCGCGTTGTTGTCCGCGACCGTGCCCGCCGCAGCGGTCGGTGTGAAGTCGAAGGGGCGGTTGGACATGCTAGCGTCGAAGCGGTTTTTGATCGCGCCGCCAAGCCAAATGCGACCGTCCGCGTAGCAACCGCAAGTCGGATAGCCAGTAGTCGCGCTGTATGCGCCCATCCGCCACTCGTAGGTTGCGCTCGTGCCACCCAGGTTCGCGCCACGCACCGTAGCCACTGCCACGGTTGCGCTGGTGCGCGCGGTGATCTGCGCCCAGGACCAAGCGCTCGCCTCCTTGATCCGCACGAGCCGGCCCACATCCGTAGAGAGGAAGCCTTGACCATCATTGATCGCAGCAGCGTCCGAGATCGTCAGGTTAATTGACCCAGATGTACCGCTGGGCGTCACTGTGTAACCAGTCGTGGTGGAGAGACCATTGACAGGATCAAGGTAGGGTCCATCTGTGAAGTCCGCGCTCGAAAGCGCAGCGAACGTAGCGTACCCTGTATCCGAAGGCGTGGCGGTCAGCAGCCGTGGCACATACGAACGATGTAGCAGCAACAAAGTTGCTTGACCATTCGGGTTCTCGCTCTGGATTTTGCGAACGTCTTCCCACTCCGCGTCAGTGTACGGCGTGGAAAGGTCCACAGCCTTTTCCGCACGGCAGATCAGCAACGTGCTCCAGGATACTTCCGAGCCATCGACCGCGGCACCCGTGATCCCATCGAACAGTGCGAAATGCGTGGTGTCGATCTTGATGACCTTAAACTGGCGGTTCGTGATCTTGGCCAAGGCTTGGGAGGTCGTCGGGGACTGCATGGTGAAGATCACGATGTCGTCCGTCGCCCACGTCACCGCGGACCCGAGTTCCACCACCGCGGGGGTTGCCGTGCTGATGTCAGTAACAAGCGAGGTGGCGCTCTCTGTCACCAGCCGCCCAGATTGCCAGAAGCGGAGATGATCCGCGGTGAACTCCAGATCGTAGGGGTCATCTTGCGCAATCGGAAACGACATGACACGTCCAGCCACGCCCAAGCGTGTGGGGCCGCCCATACGTGTGCCAGAGCGACGGACAAGGCTCTCCTCCTCCACCGGAATGTAATTGAGGCACCGATTGAGCCCCTTTCGGTAGAGCGGGTCATCCATCAGGCCCTGCGCGAGTTGAGACCACTCGCCGCCGAGGAATGAGGTTTGTACGTTTGATGCAGCCGGCATGGGTCACTGCCTGCACATGAGGTAGTCGTCTTCGGGGCTCTCCACCGGACCAATCTCGATCGCGTTGACGATCCGCGCCTCCGACATGAACTTCTGGTATTCCCCCGCGATGTCCTGCTTCTTCGTGCTGGATTGCGTGAGGGTCTGCGTGCAGGCGAGCGCCACACGCGCCGCGAGCCCGCCGCAGAACATATCGTCCATCACACGCACATCCGTGATGTCCGCCACGAACTCGAACAGTTTTGGGCCGAACTCCGTGGTCAGCACGTAATTGCCTTTGATGTCTTCGTCCGTATACGGGAGCCCAGCCGGCGCACCAAGCGGGGACACCGAACCCATCTTCGGCGCCTGCGGCGCACGTCGCAGATAGTTCGCGGGCAGACGGAAGACGTTCAGTGTGTCCGCGTTGGACACTGGGCCAGAGCCGATTGGATACGGGAAGATCATACGCTCCGCCGCCGCGTACAGCGGGAGCCACGTCCGCGCCGTCGCGTAGATTTCGGGGGTGCGATCCCAAGCGTTCGGGTTGCCGGTGCTGGTCCAGTAGCCACTCGTGGAGACAGGATCATTCCCCACGTTGCCATTGCCGTCCGAAGTATAGATGAACCCGTCCGATCCTGTCACGCTCTGGCCAGCAGAGTAAGTCACCGCGACATCGAAGGCCGCCGGTCCATCCGTGGGCGTGTGGTTCAGGTTCACCTCGATTAGACTGCGCCACTGCGAACCGCTGTAGCTCACACTCTCATCGCGCGCATAGGTGACCGTGGCGCTCCACGCATCGGCCGTGGTCGGCACATCGTCGTTCGTGCTCTCCAATGACATGAACACCCCGTACCCGCCGCCGGAGCCGATCGCCTTGTAGACGACCTCGCCCGCCCAGTAGGTAGTGTCTTCGTCATAGAGGTGCGCGGTCATCGGTCCGAAGTACGCTTCCCACGCGGTCGTCTCGTCCGGGATGTTGGCACGGTTGTCCGGGATCGTGGACATCCAGATGTAGCCGTTCTCGTCCTTGACGAGGGAGCCAAGCTGGTAGTTCGTGTCTTCGTTCCACTCGACCGGGTTCAGGAATTTGGTCGTGGTCTCCAGAGGACGCAACACCACGTTCCGGCGCGCGAAGCGCCACACGTTCCGGCGCAACTCCTCGCGGCGGAGCTTGTCATAGGCGAACCGAGCTTCACGGTTGCGGACACTATCCTCGTCCACCGTCTCGATCGGCATGGCACCGAGAAACTGCATGGCGCGATTGGCGATGTCCAGGCTGTCAAGATACGGCATCGTCAGTCTCCCAACTTCGGTTCACGCCCACGAATTTTCCGCAGCTTCACCACGAACTTGCGGGCGGTCTGATAGGTCGTATTGAATGTACCACGGACGAGCACGTTTGCCAATCCCGTGAGGATGAACGAGCCCACTTCAGCCGTGAGCCGGCGGCCCTTCTGGAGAGTTGCAGCCACGCCCGTAAATACGAACACGCCGAGGTCCGCCGGCATGAAGTGACCCCACTTCAACGCGGCTGCTTGGCCAGAGAGCGTGAAAGTCCCGACCGCACCAACAGCGATGTAAGTGCGAGAGAACGCCGCAGCGATCCCGGTCAGTGTGTACGTGCCTGCCGCCGCAAGCAGCGTGACACCCTTGTTCAGTGTGGCAGCTTGTCCAGTAAACGAGAAGGTTCCGAGCGCCGCGGTAAGCGTGTAGTTGACGATCGGGGTCCAGATAAGAATAATACATCCATCACCACCCGCGGCCCCATTGGCGATTGTACCGGAGGAGTTGGTCCCACCGCCACCGCCACCGCCACCATATTTACCACCAGGGCCACCATTACCGGCGCTCGCTGCACCATTACCGTAGCCCCCACCGCCGCCCGCACCAGGACCACAAGTTTCGCTCGCATACGGCGCCTCAGTTACCGTGTATAGAGTGCTCTGGCCGCCAGTGCCTCCGGTCGTCGCACCTGACGTTCCACCCGCACCTCCCGACGCACTCGCGCCAGCGCCGCCCACACCACCGACTGTATCGCTGCCGGTGGGCGTGCCGCCAGTCGCGCCGGTCCCGCTCTCTGTGCCGGCGCCGCCACCACCATAACCACACACGACAATACCGCCGACATTGCCACCACCGGGACCGCCATTATTTTTGTTGGTGCCTGTGCCGCCTGTGCCGCCAAGCCCGCCGGCCGGTGTGCCGACATTGTCACCACCCTTGCCACCCTTGGCGATGATCGCGCCGGAGTTCCAGTTCGTGTCACCCGCGTCCGCGCCGTTCGTGCCAGCACCACCGCCGGTAGCCGCGGTGCCGCCGAGTGCACCGGCCGCGATCGACACAGTAATGCTCGCGCTAGGTGTCAGCGTGACGTTCGTTTCCCAAACAATCTCACCGCCTCCTCCCCCCGGTCCTTCACCGACAAGACCGGATGCACCCGCGCCACCCCCGCCGGGGGCGATGCAGATGATCTTGTTGTTGGCATTGTTCCAGTCCGCCGGAACGGTGAAGGAAGTGGTGCCAGCTTTGATGAGGGCAATTTTCTGGGCCATCGCGTAATCTCCTTACGCGATGGTCAGGACACCCGTGGTGGCGTCAAAATCGACCGTGAAGGTCTCGCCCGAGGCGAGCGTAATGCCCGACCCGTAGTCCCAGTAGCCGATCAGTTCGTCACCGGCCGCGGTGTCATTGTAGAGCACCGCGTAGCGGAACGGACCCATCGAGCCCGAGGCGGTGAACACGACATCGTTCAGCACGAGCTTGTACGTGCCGCCGGTCTGCGCGCTCGAAGCCTGCGTGGCCTGCGTGCCGCCCGTGGTGTAGCCGTTGCCGTTGGCGATCTGGGTGATGTCGGCCAGTTGATAATCGGTCGCGTTCGGCGCCGAGTTCGTCAGTGCGATCTTCAGCGTGTCAGAGCCCAGGTTGTGGGTCTTCTCCGCGAGCGCTTCAACGAAGGGCTGGAACTTGTTGAAAGAAGCCATGCGTCACCTATGCCGGGATGCGCGTGGCTTGCGCCGTCACGCCTGTCGCTGTCGCGATCGTGAACTTGAAGCGGCCCGGCGGGAGGTCGATCACCGCATAGCCGGCCGCCGTGAAGTCTGTGGCCGACGAGACGGACACGTAATTCGTCGCGTCCGGGCCGAGCATCTGGAGCTTGACGGAGCCACCACCGAACGTCGCCTGCGCGACCACACCGTACTTCCCGCCGCGAAGCGTGAAGACAGTGCCATCAGTCAGGACGCCGGAGGTCTCGGTGGCGGTTGCGCTCATGGGTCACCTACAGCGCCACGTCGAAGCCAGCAGCGCCGACCCGCGGTCCGTTGTTGAACAGACGCTCGAACGCTTCGAGCGCGAGGAGCACATCCTTGCGCGTCAAGCCGGCGCCGTCGAGAACTCGAAGCTCGATCTTGTCGGTAGCGGCCGAAGACGTGCCGAACGTGAAGTCCGTGTCCTTGAAGCCGTCCTTGCCGCGGTTGATCGAAACGAAATGGTCAGCCATTGACGCGTCTCCTTACGATGCCATCGAGCCGTAGAGTGCCTGCCGAAGGGCCTGCACCGCAGCCTCGAACTTGTTCCGTGTCCCGATCACGGAAGTGTCGATCGACACAACCATGTCCCCAGTCTTCATCACCGTGATCGCGGAGCCCACCGCCGCAGCCGCAGTATCGGCCGCCTGCGCGAGACCAAGCGCGGTCGGATCGCCGGCCACAGTCACGTTCGCTGTCACCGCGGCGCAAGCCGCGACAGCCGCCGCCTGGGCGGTGTCAAGCGTGGCGCTCTTGTCACCCTTCCCAGCCGCCACAGAGTTGTAGCCGTTGGGGAGAGCTTGGCCGAGCGTGACTGCAATGACAGAACGAGCCATAACGATCTCCCGAAAGAAGTCCTGTGGTCGGGCGGGTCACTCGCCTGGAGGGGACGCTCCGAGCTTCCCACCCGCCACAGGTACGCCTTACATCACAAATTCGACATCGACGCCGAACTTGCCGGTGCCGGTCGTGACAGCGGTGGTCTTCACCGTCGCCACGATGTCGAGATAACCACCCGGATCGCTGGTCAGGCCGATGGCCTGCCACAGCGGCTGGTTGCGCTTGTCGAGCGTGTACGTGCCGCTCTCGTTCGTGACATCAGTGCGTGCCACAGCGGACGCGCAGTCGATGACAGTGGCAAAGAAGTCCTGGTCGATCGCGGCTGCGGCCAGCAACGAGGTCGGCTTGCCAAGCTCGCCGTTCGTCGCGTAATAGACACCCAGATCGAACTTGCCGGCGCCCTGCGCCTCGCTCTCGAAGATGATGGTCTTCACCTTCGCGTTCGAGGGAACGCGCACGAGTTGGTAGGTCGCGTCGGCCGAGCTTGACGCAACGGCGGTCGCATAACCGGACACAGTGAACGACTTGCCCGGTGCGCCCTCACCCGTGGTCGAGACCACGCGCGGCGTGGCGTCGAGATTGGTGATGGCAGTGCTCTTGACGTGATCGACAGCCATTGGCGTGTCTCCTTCGTTTCGTGTTTCAGTTCAGCGGCGGCACCACCCTTTACGGGGTGATGTCGGCGCCCGTGCTGTCGAGGCAGGCAATCTGGAGCACCTTGCCCGGCTGCGTGCGCGTGGCGCCGTAGCTGACAGCGGTGTAGAGATCGTAGGGCTCGCTCGACAGATCGTTGCGGATGGACACGCGGTTGGTCTGATCCTTCCACATGCCGAGGTACATGCCCGACTTGACGAACATGAGCACGCCGCGGGTGTTGGTGGTGTAGGTCGGCAGACGCTCGCTGATCACGATGTCGCAGCCGAGGAAGCGCTTGACGCTGCCGTTCACGAGCACCGGGGTGTCGTTGAACTCCTTGGAGACCACCTGGACCTGATTGAGGAGATCGCTCTCCTGCTGCGAGCCAATCACCATCGTGACCGGATCGGCTTCGAGGTCGTTGTGGTACTTCCGCAGGATGCGCCGGCCCTCGATGATCTTCGCGACCGTCAGGCCAGACGCCGCCGAAGACCCGAAGGTGTCAGCAATGCGGAAGGCGGAGGTGTCGAAGCTCTCGGACGTGAGCGCGGTCGCGTCGGCGCCGTTGCCGGTGTACGAGGTGCCCGTGGCCTGGAGGATGATCTCGTCATCCCAGCCGCGGCCGACCGCGTTGGCGGCGTTGGACACGTACTGCGACTTCGGGTCCACGATCGTCTTCAGTTCATCGAAGCTGTCGATCAACTGGTCGATCTCACCGTCCTTCGGGAAAACCCAGCGCCGCGTGAAGTCGGCATCCGAACGGTTCTTGGGGGCGAAGCGGCCCGGAGGTGACTTCAGATTGATGGCACCGATCTGGTTGATCGGAGACGCTTGCCGGCCAACGTGCATGCCTTCAGCGACTTTGCCGCGCAGCTTCGAGCCCTGCTGTTGGAGCTTCATCTCCAGGTTCGCGGAGAACTGCGTGGTGTACAGGGTATAAAGGTTCTCGGACATGGCGACCGATCCTCCGTTGAATTTCTCGGGATTGGCCGTATCCGCCTCTCGGGGGCCTGCGTAGGATGAATATTAGCAGCCTGCGCAATAATATGTCAACAGCCCGCGCAACAAAATTGCGCGGGCTGAAGAAGTCGTTGAAATATAGTTGCTTAGCCAGCGATAACCCGCACCAGGGCGGACATCTCGCGGGCCTCCGCCGCCCCGCCTTCGAGGTATCGCTGGCGCCACTGCGGGTCGTTCTGAAGCTCCGTCTTCCGGGCCATCGCCTGCTCCTTGGTCATGAGCTTGTCGCCACCCGGCGCGTTCGGATCACGCAGGATTTCCGCGGAGCCCATTTTGATGCCCGCCTTGAGCATGGCGTTCATCACCTTGTCATAGCCGACGACCTTCTCCAGCGCGGTGACGGTCTCCGCATCGAAGCCCAGCGCTTCCGCGCCGTTCTTAGCGACGACCATCTTCGCGTCGAAGTCCTTGCCCCAGTTCTGCTTGAGCGCTTCCTGCTGCTTGGTGATCGTGTCCTGATGCACCGTCGCGCTCTCGGTCGCCTGACCATCGTTGTACTTGACGATCGACTTCGCAAGCTCGACAGCCTGCGTCTGCGTCAGCCCACGCTCGAACGCCGCCTGACGCACAGTGTCGAGGAATGCCTTGCTGACTTCCTTGCCGGCGCCGTCCTTCAAGTCCTTGAAGTCATAGCCCGCGGCATCCTTCGGACGGCCGAGCCGCTCGTACACGTTGTCCCAGCCGGCCTTGTCGTTGGCGTCCTTGGGCATGCGGATGAGTTGCTCCTGCGGCACGCCGATCAGCTTGGTCGCCTCGCGGTGCGCCTGGACAGCGGCCAGAGCCACGTCCGCAACCGGCTTGTCGTGCCAGCCGCGATTGGTGAGATAGCCAACGCCTTCCGCGTCGAGCTTGCCATCGAACCAGGGCTTGTCGCCCGTGGTCGTGGTGGTTGTCGTTGTGGTGTTCTCAGTCGTCATGTTCGCTCTCCGTTGCTTGCGCTGTCAGGCGCTGAACTGTTCTCCCTCCATCGAGAGCAAACAATTCTTCCGAGGTGAGATTGAGGTTTCTCTGGATGAGGAGCCACACCTCCCGCCTCCCCACCAGTATGTTCGTCAGATCGCGGTTGCCCGGCACCGCGGCGTTGTCATTAGCGCGGCAGAACTTCGCAAGGAGCGCGAGCGTGCGCTGCCCGCTGGGCGAGCCGAATGTCAGTTGAAAGTCCCGGCGCCGCCCTCGAAACAAGTCCAGCACTTTCCCCACCAGATCGCGATTGATCAAGCACGTCCCTCCACAGTTGCCGCAGCCTTCAGCATAGCGGCCTGCGCCGGCATCTGCTGCGTCTTCATCTGTTCAGCTTGAACCTTGGCCCGAGCCTCGCGCTTCTGCGCGACGGCCTGCCCGGATGCCATCCACTTGAACGGCACCGCGTTGATCTCCGCGATCTCGCGCTGTGCGGTGTCGAGGTCGTAGATGTCAAGGTGCGAAGCATCCTGCGTCGTGTCCACGAGCGACTTCGACACTTCGAGCGAGCGCATGAAACCAGCAGCTTCCTGGGCGCGCATAGCACGCGAAAGCGGCGAGGTGTAGGTCACCGAGTAGTCGCCGCCAGCTTCCTTCAGCAACGGAGGCATGGGCGGGAGCAAGCGCTGTTCGGCCAGAACATCAAGCTCCCGGTCGATCATCGGCCCGAGGTACTCGCTCTGCTGCCGGCCCACGGTCGGCGCGAGGAGGATGCCCTTCTCGTTCGTGCGCTCGATCACTTCCGTCGCGGTCATGGCCGGCGTCTCGGTCAGGATTTGGAATAACGTGACAAGGAAGGCGTCGTTGATGAGTTGACGCTCCTCCTGCATCATCTCCTTGCTGATCTGGATTTCTCCGGTCGGCAACACACCCACGAGCGGTTTACCATCCGCGGACCAGCCACCTTTGTTGAGCGCGCCCGGCCGCAGCGAGAAGTCCACGAGCCCATCGTCCAGCGTCAGCAGCACGGGGTCCGCGGCGCGGTGCCCCTGCTTGAGAAACGTGCGCTTCTCGGCGTTCAAGGTCTTGAGCGAAGGCAGGACGAACATCGCCGGCCCGCGCCCGTACACCTCGTTCGGTGTCTGCACGTAGCGCGATGCAGGCGCGGGGAAGACGTTGAAGCCGCCCTCCTCGCCCATGAGGCATTTGCCGTCCACGGAGATGTAGAGCGACGAGAAGCGCTTGCCCCGAGCGTCGATACGCTCTGGGTCGTAGCTGCTGTCATCCCGCGGGCATACCCAGTGCAGGAAGTCGAAACGCTTCTGGTCCCCGTTCTCCAGCGCCTTCCACATGCACTCCGGGAGCGAGCCCGGCCACTTCTCCTCCGCCTGCTCCGCGGTGAAGCGGAAGTGGCGGAACATGCGGTCGATGATACCCTGTTGGTTCTGACCGAAGTAGGTCTCGCCCAGCGGCAGCGCCGTGTAGCGGAGCCCGCGCTCGCCGCCGCGGAATTTGTCCACAGCCATCGACGCGGTGCCGAAGGCGCCGAGCGAGTGATAGACGTTCTGGTTCTGGCCAGCGAAGTTCGCGGTCGGCGCGTAGCGGTAGCGGAACAGAAGGTTCGTGACCTCCTCGTACCACAGGCGCGTGTTGTAGTCCTTGAGGAGATACTCCGCCTCCGCGCCCAGCATGTGCCACTTCATGTTGCGCGGCGTGAGGAGGCTGTCACAGATCGCGGCAAAGCGCTCCAGCGCCATCATGCCGGTCGCGTCCACTTGACGCTGTGACTTCTTCTCGCCCGGCGTGTTCGCCGCGCCGTAGAAGAACGTGTTGCGCGAGGTCGGGATGACAAGCTCCGCGACCTCCTCCCAGTGACTGGCGAAAGCTGCTTCGCGGTAGTGGCGGTAGTGGCCGAACACGCGCAAGCACTGTTGCGCCTGCGCCGCTTCCGCTTCGGGGATCAGCCGCGGGATGCCATCGTACTTCTTGGTCATTGCATAACCCCGGCCGGCGCCTTGATCAAGCCGAGCGCGCCCGCAGCCGATGAGCCCATGAGCATGGCCAGAGGGTCGCGCCCGCCGGGCAACTGTTGTTGCTTACGGCGCTTGCGTTCCTCCTCGTCAATCAACTGGTCGTTGACGGACGTGAGCCCGAGATCGTCTGCTGCACCCATCTTGCGCGCCTTCTGGAAAGGAAATTACGCGCAAGAATATTACCCTCCGGGCTGGGTGTCAAGACAGGAAATTGCTCAGCGGGAGAACGCCTTGCAACCCCGGCGCTGCATCATGCCGTTGTAGACCCGCACTTGCGTGGTGGTCGTCGGCGTGTCGAGCCCGGCGGAGTAGGTGATCGGCTTGTGGCCGGCGCACCTCACATCAGCGTTCCGTGCTTCCGCCTTCTTGATCCGCTCGCGCTGGTTCCACCGCTGCGCGACACTGCTGGCCTTTTGGGTCGGTGCAGTGATTGTCGCGATTGAACGGGTCGTCCCGCATGCCGTCAAAACCGGCATCGCGCACAGCGCCATCAGCGTCAGCACGAGCGCGCTGGGCCTGCTCGATCTCCTTGGACTGCGTTTCTTCGATGTTGGTGAGGATGAGGTTGCGTTCATAGGAGCGCCCTTTCTGATAGATGTGACTTTTCCACGCTTGCAAACTCACGACCACTGCGAAGAACGCAGCAGCCCAAAACGCCACACGACCGACAGGCGATCGGAGCCAACTCAGGACCGCCAGAAAAGTAGCCATTTGATGAAGCTCCAGATGTGCTCGATGAAGGTCTTCGGCTTGGGCGTCGGCTCGATCTTCGGAGCCGGAGGCGCGGGCTGCTGCGGGGTCGGCTTCACGATCGGGTCTTCCATCAAGCAATGCTTGCGTTCCTCCGCCCGGCGCTTCACGAGGCCAGGAAGCTGGATGCCCTTCGCGTAGGTGTACAGCAGGAGAGCGTCACAGCCGCCCTGCACGTCACCCGCATTGATCTTGCGTGCCACGCTCGACTTGCACAGCGC